ATGAACCTCGCAAACCTAACTCAAGAAGAAAAAGACAAGATTAATGTCGATTTAGCTGCTTCAGGTATCGCATATAAAGAACGCCTCAATATGCCAGTTGTCGCGTCCGAAGTTGAACGACAACAACCAGCACATTTGAGAGCGTACTTTAATGAACGATTGGCGTTTTATCGTGAGAAAAGTAAGAGTTTGCCGGACGGGAATTCGGTGCAGTATTTGAAAACAGAGTGATTACTCTGGTTTTTGTGGCCATTCAATATCTGGCGCTAACGATGTATCCACATTTGTTAATGCATATCGATAACGTTGCCACAAATCCAATCGTTTAATATCCCTTTTTTCAATGTACCCGCCATTTTGGGCATCAGACATCGGATCGATAACGCTAGTCGCCTCACTAATTAACGATGCCTTTTTTCTCTCTTCCACCATAACCATTTCATCTTTTGTTAGTTGTGGCTTATCTCCCCATGCTGGAAGACCGTCTATTGCAATTCTAATTTTATTATCCGGGGGATTTTTAGAGAACTCCTCATAAATACTATCATCAACTAATATCGCATCTTCCGGAAATGTTCCTGCTGAAATGTAGTCGGACTTCATGTCTTCAGGATAAAACGAGTTTGTCTTTTCACTAAAAAAATACATATTAATACCCCACCGCTAGCCACATTATACGAATATTTGGCGCCGTCATTTCTGTCGCTATCTTTGATAATGTTGATTTTGATAAATTGATACCGATGTTTTTAGCTCCGTCATAATCAATTATGGATACCGATGCTATTGATGAAGGGAATGCTATTGGTAGGTCAATAAAGAAATCATCATATGATATATCTTTTCTTCCCCACTGATAAATAATCCCTGTATCACCACATTTCCACCACCCATTTTGAGATTTTAATGATGTGTTTTTGAGCCCGTAATTTCCTTTCGGTTGGTAATTTTTCACAGCCTCACTTCTTGGTAAAAAAACATCCAACTCATCTTTAGTTACTGCTACCCCCTTTTTTTTCGGTAATGTAATTGCAGTATGATAATCAGATGTGTCATTTGCTTCTTCTCGTGAATATACTGTAACTGATCCGTCAGATTCACGATAAAGACGAACTGAACCATTCGCGCAGTTAACAGATCCCCGCCCAGCAGAGTCCACTCCCCCTGTTATTGTGTGATTGCCATAATTTATTTTCTTATCTAACTCTTTCGTGAAATCACTGGTTGTTACATAACTTCCTGCTGGCTGATAGTTACCCGCTGGTTGTTTCTTTCCTAATTCCCTCGCTAATAAATCAAGACTGGGAACTTTGTTAACATCATTGCCCAACTGCTGAGAGATGCTGGCTTTATCAATCTTCTTATTAAGCGCCACATTCATCGCTGATGTAGTGACAAAATTAACTAAATCACTAATTAGCGCTGCGATACCTTTCTTCTTTGGAAGTTCAAATGATGTAACATAATTTGATTCATTATCAGGAAGCTCCCTACTGAATATGGTGACCACTCCTGCGCTGTTTCTGTAAAACCTCAAAGAGCCATCTGCAGCATTCACAGAACCATTACCTGCCGAGTCAACACCTCCTGTTATTGCGTGATTACTGAATGTTATTTTCTTATCCAACTCGCTTTTAAAGTCATTTTTATTAACAAAGGTATCAGTAGACGCTTTCTGACTCATTACGCTTGTTGTTGACGTGCCTGTGGATTGGACTACTGCGGTTTTGTCGAGTTTGTTATTTACACCTAAAAAATCAGCTAGCGGCTTCCAAGCATTTTGCGAAGTATTCGGCTGTTCTCCCTTTGTTACTTTTAATGCAACATAAAAAACAGATGATTGCTGTACCAATGCATCTTTCGGATAATCAACTGCGTCATCCCACTCAGCTAAACCACGCTGTGTTAAATACATTAACCATTCATCGACACGTTTACCGATAGCGTTGAACCATTCTAATGGGGGTTTTCCTGCTGTTCTTTCCAGTGTGACGCCCCATCCGCGAAGTACATCTGGAAATGTTTCTATCTCACCTGTTTTTGCATCTTGTGCAAATATTTTTAGGTCTGGCTTTTTAATTACTGACATTCATTAACCTCGTAAATTTTCCATCATTGAATCCGAGTGAGTACGGATCATTAGCCCACCCAAACGGGTGAGAGTCAGTGATAACTAAATATTTATAATTGACACCTATTGGCCTAACTAAGATGTCCAAGTTTTTTATGGCGTAAAGCCTGAAAGGAGTTAAATAATCAGCTGGAACTACAATATTCATTGTCATATCGTAGTTATCTATAACAAATGTTTGCTCGCCTAATAGGTTTCTTATGGAATATGTAATTCCCTCAATATCAGGTGATTGGTAATTTTTTGTGATCTTCGCTTCAATAAAAAAACGATAATCTTCATCATCCAGTTTTGATGATTCTTTCAATGAATCACCGTAGCGATAAAAAACACCTGCATTAAAACCAAGAGCACCATCAATACCTAAGAACCCAAAATAATCCTTTGGGATAAATGACTTCATTATTCGATTAATACCAACATGCTTGCCGATTAAGTCAAGCCCATATCCTGATGATTGTTTTACATTTAAGATTGTTGATAGTCGTATAACTGATTCAAATGACCTCTTTGTTTCAGATAGCAAAAGCCCGGCTGTTTGTCGGGCCTTGGGTTTTCCTCTGTATTGCCAAATTAGAAAATCTTCTCTTTGTTTACTCAATTAGCACCTCCACATCTTCCGGCCTAATTTGAGCGCACTGTCTAACTCCAACTTTCACCGAATCTGAACCATTAACGGTAATGGATTTGATATAGAAACCTTGTACTGAGTTAACCTGACAAGTTAAGCGCATAGCATAGACTGATTCGCCTATTTCAAATGATGTGTCCGATAATGCTGATTTTATGCTTTCTGTGTCAATATCATGAAACCCACCTACCCTTTCCAATAAGAGCTTAACTTTAATATTGACGTTAGATGCTCTATCAAATTTAACTGTCCTTTGTGCTCCTGCATATTCTTGAGTATTGCTGATGCTCCCAAACACACCGCAACCACCTATTTTCTTTTTAAGAATAGTCAGACCTATATCATCATCACTGCCACCAATCACAACCGCATTTAGTGAATGAGCAGGTACACCTTTATCATCTGTTTGGTTCGTGAAGTTTTCGTATACTCTAGCTTGTTTTACGTCAGGCAAATCAAGTAAAGCACCCTCAAGCCCTTGCCTGTCATCATGATTATTAATTGAGTGCGAACGCATGAACCGGGTTAATAAACTACCGTCCATCTCTTCGAACACACCTTCTTTAGCTATTTTTGTTGTCGTTATTTTTTCAACACCAACAATCACTGTGTCCATCGACAACTCTTTCCCAGCTTGAATTGAGAAAGCGCCTAATTCATGACTTCTCATATTCACCCTTGCCGATCCATTAATATCTAAAACAATATCAGCAAGTGTCACCCACTTTGATAAATTTCCATCTGAGAAAATAGAGCCTTTTGGTACCTTTACGCCTTGCTTTCCTGTTACGATCACGTCATCTAAGTAACTATAATCTGCACCTCGACGAACAATGCCGGCATACATTGCTCGTTGTTCTAACCATGCGCCAGTTGCTTTGTAGGGATCTAACATCTGAGCAATCATTGATAATGCCTGATTGATGCTGTCTATTTCTTGAGAGAATAAACCTATCATCTGCCCGTCAGGGCTATCTGCATCAATACTAATATCATCGCCGTAAATCCGTTTAAAACCGTCAGTGAGGCGTTTATGCACATCTGACAGACTATCAATAACTATCCCTGTTTCAGTTATTTGGAGCATCTGTGTTTACCTCATTTTCTTTTCCGTAAATATCAATATACGTGACAGATATTGTGAATCGTCGCGTGTCGGGATTAAGCTGGATATCAAAATCAGTGATCTGCTCTACGCCATCTGTATTTAAAACAGTGCCTTTTATCTCTGTTTCCATTGCGATGAGATTTGGATTTTTTCGCAAGTAATCAAACCAGCGAACACCATGCTCTGTGTTGAGAAACCAGTCATTACGCAGAGATAGAAGTCGCGTTAAAACAGATTGGCTAATCGCCTCAGATTTTGTTGCGTAGTCAGCTCGCCCGCTTCCGAAAGTCCAATCATGATTATTATCAAGTCGTCTTACTTTCATTAATTGGGCGCTCCTGTATTTCCATGACCGGTTTCAACACCACTATGAGTATGCGTATCACCAATATTTTTGCCGTTGTGTTTAATGGAGCCACCTGATGATTCGCTATTGCCTTTCACTGAGTGATTACCATTTATAAGCGTATTACCTTCTTGCGTATTATTTCCTGTGTGTTCGATATCGCCTTGAATAAGGATCTTCCCTTTTTTCATTCGAATAAATGTTGAACCATCATCGGTCTGCATTGATAGTGAATCACTGGAGTAATCAGGTATCTTATTTGGCTGACTACTTCCCATCGGTAGGAAGAAAGCATCAGATAAATCATGAAATCGTGTATCTAATGGCACGGATTGTTTGCCTGAAGCATACCAGCCATCAATGCAACGCTCGGAAAATATAGCCAGCCCCTCATCACCCTCTTTCAATGGAACAGTAACACAAAAGCCACCTCCACGATAAAATCCAACTGGCACATCGACTAGAGGAGGCAAGGCAATCGAACCACCATCTTTCATTAAGTGGGTTATCATTAATTCAACTGTTGCGCTATGTCCGTCACATGAAATAAGACGGGCGGGTAATGCTGTATGTATGTCTTGCCGTTGGTTTTCTGATTGTCTCGATAAAACATCCAGTAGAGATGGTTCCATTATTTTTCCACCTTTTTAAACCTGCCGCCTATGCAGGTAATTTGTGAATACCAATCATCACCAAGAAAATCACCCTCATGGCTCAATTCAGTAATTTTATAATCACCGTTATATTCAGACATGATTGACTGAACTCTAACTAAGCCACCAATGCGCAATGATGGATTACACAAACACGTTAAACTAAGACCATCATCCGTTTTCTCAGGTGAGCCAACCATTCCGGTTTCTTGTGAAAGCACAAAACCCTCGTTATCAGCAAGCACCTTATCTTTGGGTAATACAGTCATTTGACCATCTTGAATAGACCATTGAACATCGTTATTCTTGGCTATCTTGTGAAGTAACTCACGAGGATCGCCGAACATCACTTTACCTCGAGGAAGTTGCCTATCTTTTGGTAAATCAACAACACCAGTCTCTATCCCCATCGACTGAGTATTTTCTTTCAGAATTTCAGCGTCACTCTTACCAGCTGACAGTGTTTTATTTACCACTGATGATGTGTAGGCTTTAAAACCATCACCACATATCAACTCACTAATAAAATCCTCACCATCTCTCAGCGTGTTGGCTTCAACAATATCGCCTGCGTAAATTTGACGTAGTTCTTCATAGCCCACTGACAGTGAGGCCCTATTGAATTCGTTGCTTGTTAGTAAGTTACGATGAGAAGCGTTGAGGTTATAAATTCTGATAACTGCGGGATTTGGTTCTGGTGTTAATGTTTTTTTTACTTCGAAAGTTACTCTAAGGTTTGTTATTTCTAATGATTCTTTATCGCTGCCAATAACTAATTTAAGTTGTCGTCCGAATTGCCTCACGCCAAACCTCCTTATCAACAACATATAACCTAAGTCGATTACCTAGCTCATTTTGAGAGACCGAGTTAATACCGAACTGTGACTTATCAGATAGCATTAGAATAAAAGGTAAGTTCTTTTCTAACAGCGAAGGCGCATTAACAGCTAACCCCTGACGTTGAGTGATCACTCTATTTTTATCCGCATCGAATAGGTCAAACTGCCAGCCTTTTGATACAGAATTAAAATAAAGTGTTAAGCGAATATTCATATCGAACAATATAAATATCTGCTCCTGACTGGGTTTGCTTGATACTGGTATTTCATAAATCATGGCTTAATCCCCATCATATCTTTTAGCGCGCCTGCACCGTCTTTTATGAGAGATGAATTACCACCTTTAACCTTATCAGTAGGTTGTGTGCGCCCCATATTCTGTTTTTGAGGCTGACCTTTTAAATCAGGATGAAGCCCTTTTGCGGTCTGATTCTCAACAATAAATATCTCCTCAAGGGTTAAAGTAACCTCAGCAGAACCCGGTTTATCTTGAATCGTACCGATATTCGTTATCATCATGTTTTTGTATAACTTAATACCCGTTTGCACATCTATCGTTTCACCGCGTTTTTGCAGTGATAACAAACTATCGTAAGCTCGACCAACTCTATCTAGTGTTTGAGATGTATCAGCGCTACCTATGCCAGAATCGGGATACCACGGTGCTAATACTTTTCCTACGGCATCAAGACCAGCATTAGCAATGCCAATATATTGCTCAATCATTGCTTCTGCTTGTTTTGTATTCGCTGATATTTCTAATGGCAATGGGTAATCATCAAGCACGGAAGTATCGAACCCCGTCAGGTTCTTAAAGTTTTTAGGTGGCTCATAACCAACAACAACGCCTGTTACAGTTAATGTTTTAGGTTCTAGAATCGCGTGATCTGCAATGTCAGCACCAGACTCAACAGGGTTCTTTGTTAGTCGTAACGATGAGGCGTGCTCTTCTCTTACTGTGCAATCGAGAATGAAGTCACCAATAGAGCGTGTAATCACCGACGCTCTACCTGTAAATAAACCACTTGTTAAGTCCATATTGGCTCCAATAAAAAAGGCCGCTTATGCGACCTTTTGAGAAATTTTAATATTCAAAAACCAAACTGCTCATGGTAAATACAGACTATGGTAGCAGATAAAATAAAACTTAAGATCAAAATAAGCCAATCAAAACGTGTTATTTTTGATATCTTATCAGAAACTGGAAGCTTTGGAAGATCTTCAAGCTTCATGTAAAATGAGAAACTTACCGCCATTGCCACCATAAAACCAAAAAACAAATACAACTTGTTAGATATACCAATAAAACCAGTAATGAAGAAAAAAGGTGTTACCAGATCAAGAAAATAAATAACCATTAACCAAGCTAATTGCGTCTTTGGAGTTAAAGGTGATTTATTTCTTTTCTTTATACAGCTACACAAAAACTCAATGAGTTTAATTAAAAAATATGAAACAATCCCAGCAATAAAAGAAGTCTTCAAAATACCGCTAGCTTCAACCCCCCCAAACATTAGGGATATAAAATATGGGCATAAAAAAGAAATAGCAAAAGTTACTAGGACTATTGCTAAGAAAAGAAAGATTCTAACCTTTAGTTTATTTACCACTTCTGCTTCTATTATTTTTTTTGTTGTAGTTTCTATTGTCGCTTTTATTGTAGTTTCTATTGTCGTTTTTGTTGCTGCCACTTTCACCTTCTCCCCATAACACCCTTAATTGTTAATTTAACTTAACATTACATTATTACTAATTGAAGTTAAAGAAAAAAGCCTCAGTTAAGAGGCGTGGTGAAATTCAGGTAATAAGAAACCCGCAGAAGGCAGTATTACCTTCTGAAAACAAAAAATTAATTATTTTTCTTTATGTTCAAGAGTTGAATCCCAAGGAAACCTATAAGTAAAAAAGTTATCATTGAGAAAGTTAATGAGTATGATGCAACCTTAATACTTTGTATGTTAGACAAGCAAAGCAAGGACAGGCACATTGTAACCCCAAGCTCAAGAAAAGTTATCATATAAATAAAATAAGTTGTGTGTAGATAACCACCTTTTTTAAAGTTATCTAATCTCGGCCCATCCAATCCAAAAATCACAACAACCATAGCTATAAGTAATGCCATCATTGCTGTTGAGTAGGTAACCAGAGACGAACCTAGGTTACCTAAGTTGTCTTTAAAGGTAACCGTATGGAAAAGGTATTTTTTTGACAGGTAAAGCGCACCAAATCCCACTCCATTGCAGAGTGCGATCACAGTGAGCCCTGTCATGAAATCCTTTATTTTCATACCATTACCTCTTAATAACCCAAGTTTCTTAGAGTTGCATTGTTAGTGTAGTTGTTTTCCATCTGTGTGTTTATGTCTGTAGTGCTACTTGTATTTACAAAGTCACAAACGGTATTGGACATGATTACATTCAGATCAGTAGCCACATCCCCGATATGTTCCTTAGCGGACACTGCAACCGATGTTACTTCCTGAGGCATTGCGCTCATCACTCCTGAGAATGTGTCTTTAATGTCTCTTGCTCTTTTTGGTATTATCTTTATCTCAAAAGAATCAACATCATCGTATGAAACGTTACCCGCAAATAATGTGCCTAGGCGACCAATCAGATTCTGAGACTTATCTAACTTCATTGTTATTCTACCAACGTGAGCATAGTTAAGTACTTCTTGTTCTGTTACCTGATTCGCTATCGGTTCAAAATTTATATTGTGATTATTGTTTCTTGCTAACATTACCAAGTCATAAATTTCAGCTAGCTTACCTATTCTTGGTGAGTACAAAGTATTGCTAAAGCCAATTAAATTGTTCTTAATAATGAAGAATGAAGCGAAGGCTATCTTTTCATTTGCGGTTAATATCTGAGATAAATCCACACATATATTATTACTAAGATCCAGCTTTCTAAATACATCTCTACTGTTAGTCTTTATGAACGTATATACATCACCAGCAACAGGCTGAATGACATAGTACTCTCCAGCCATATTTGCCGTGTTATTTCCACTTGATATCATTGAATCTATTGTGTCTTTTAGGCTTTCTGATGGCACGTAACCATCAACTGGAAGATACCTGTAAGTAAAATAATTTGTTTTCATCCCTAATATCCACGTAATTTTTTTACGTAATTTTAGGACATAAATTAAATTTATACATCTGTGAATAAAAACACTGGTTTTATATTCACAAACTATATATGTAGCCATAACAAGATATACTGCATATATATACAGTATATCTTGTTTTTTTGATGCCTCAAGAGAAGTCTTGTAAAGATTATTTTAGTAATTCGGCTATCTTCGGACAAGATTGGGATTGGTGCTTTCAGAAAACAACAAGCCGTCCTTGGCTTTATGCTATTTATCCGTAATGGTAAATTGTTTCTTTAGCTCTGAAACTATTTCATATTTTAATTTTGATAATGCATCATGAGTTATTTTTTCTTCATCAAATTCGCTTAGATAAAATTCAATAGCTTGAACAATTTCTGAGTTAATAGACCGTCCATTTCCTTTGCTCTTTCAGCTATAGCATCCTTCATTCCGTCAGGAAGCCTTAGATTAAACCTATCCTGTAATTGGCTTGGGTACTCTTGCGTCATTTCGTTACCTTTATTTTTATCCAATGCTTGATCATTACTACTATTGTTATGCGATTAGTGGAGTATTTAAAATATCTCCGCTTTTCTCACCTTGTAGAACTTGAGTGCGCAGGCGGAAGTTTTGTAACAACTCAATGAGAGCATTAGAGTCACGTTGTAATTTTTGAATATATTCAACACTGACAACGTTATGACCATCAACACTAACTACTTGTTGCTTGCCACCCTTATAAGAAACCAACCATCTACCTTCTTTTGGTATGGTTACAGTGATTGAGCTTTGATTCGGCTCAAAAAGTATATTTTCTTCCTGTTTAGGAATGTATTCACCTTCAAGTACAAATTTGTGAATATACTCAACCGCATCAGGTATCTGATCCGCTGTTAATTCTTCAATGCTACTAACATTGAATTTCTGGTGAACAAGAGAATAGGCTTCTGGATACATAATGCCTTTCTTGCTAACCAATAGATTGACAGCATTCTTTAATGGGTTGCGTTCTTGAACAGTTGATTTGTGTTTTTTCTTAACCTCACCAGTAGTCCAGTATTCGTAAAGTACATCGTCACATTCTTCTTGATACTTGATTACTTTATCGCGGATCTCTGGTTTGACTTTGTTAGGGCTGATAGTGTGAAGCCAGCCAGATAATTTTCTAAGAGCGATACAAACCATGTTACGCAATTTTCCATCTTCGGCAACCATTTCGATTTCCGAAACACTTGAATTAAAGCGTTGTTTTAACTTGGCAAATTGAGCACCCCATGCTAAACCCATACCCTCTACGATAGGGCGCATTGGTACATATGGTTCGCCATTGAAATTTACTACATACAAGTTGTTACCGTGGAAAGTTGCTTGGATTATTTGGTGATGATGCTTGGTATAACGGCTGGCCAACTGTTCCCAACCCTGAATATCTAAGAATGGAATCACGATTAAACGCTGTTCGTGAGGCATTAAAACAAATAAAGGTGGAGTGATGGATAAATCAAGGCAGCAGTTTGAAGAGTGGATAAATAAAAACCACCCTAAATGTAGTAAGTATCACAAGGATATTAGGCTTGAAGCATGGCAGGTATCACGCGACTCACTCTTATTAACTCTACCAGAAAGAGAGAAAAGTACAGGTAATTATGATTATTTCACTGATGGATATAACAGTGGAATATCAGCATGTGAAACGGTCTTATTAGATAATGGAGTGAAAATAAAAAATGAATGATAAATATAAAGCCGAGCTAATTAACGGCAAGCCAGTTATTTTATTAAATGGGAGTATGATTGAAAAAGGATTTATTTCAATTATAGATGCGGAACAAAAGGCTGATAAATTAAATCAAGCATCAATAAAAAATAACCAAGTCGAATAAAACAAAATAACCATGCAAATAATCGGATATGTATTACTCATGCTAATACAGGGTTCTGCTGTGCCTGTAACGGAAGATATATATACGCAATTGGAATGCAATAAACGTGCTGAATATTTAATGTCAGTGAGGAATATTGAAGTTGTTTGTGGCGAGGTGATTCATGGGAAGTGAACTAATTCAAATTCCAAGGAATTTGCTAGAGGAATTAGCGTCGGAGTATCAAGTTAAAATATCTTGGTTTATGGAGGCGTATAAGGGTTATTACGATGTGGTAGGTTCTAGATATAACAGGGATTACAACGATTATGTCGATAACTTTAATGTCGCCGCTGATTTATTAGGTTGGGATAAGATGGAGAAAATAGAATGAAAGATAAATATTATGCTGGATTAGAAAATTACAAAGATTGTATTGAGATTGAACCTACAACAAAGGATTGCTTTGTTTTAAATGCTCCATCTTGGAATATGGATTTAACAAAACAGGATTTGATTGATATCAGAAATACTATTAATGAAATACTAGAGGCTGATAATGAATAAATACACCGAACTATCTGACTTCGAGATTAATAAAAAGGTTGCTATTAATGTCGGTGGATTCGCACTATCTCTAATGGTTTTTGATGATCGCAATGGGGTAGTAAAAAAGAATATCCCAAATATTGGCTCGCGGGTATTCACTGAATTCAACCCATGCAACAACCCAGCCGACGCAATGACGATTATTATTGAGAATAAAATAGGAATGAATTTTGTTAATAACAATATAGGCTGGTCTGCAATTCATCAATGCATAATCAAAGGCGAGCTAGAAGTATATGGAAAGCGATACTATCGAACGGCAATGGAATTATTTTTATTAATGAAGGATGCGGAGAATGAAAAAGTATGACTTGATATTGTGCGACCCACCTTGGCCTTACAATAACAAAGTTTCAAATGGCGCAGCAGATAATCATTATAACACCACCGATTTATATTCCCTCTCTCGATTACCAATAGAAAAACACTCCTCTAAAAATGCCGTGCTGTTTATGTGGTACACCGGAAACTTTGCACTCGAAGCAATTAAATTAGCCGAAGCATGGGATTTTAAAGTTAAAAACATGTTCGGGTTCGCATGGGTGAAATTAAATAAAAATGCAGGAGATAGAATAAATAAAAAACCGCCAGAAGATTTTTTTGACTTTATGGAAATATTAAACAATGAGACAAAGATTAATTGCGGTAATTACACCCGTCAAAATGTCGAAATGTGTTTAAGAGCCACAAGAGGAAATGGATTACCTCGTAAGTCTGCAAGCGTTAGGCAAGTTATTTATTCGTGCTTAGGTGAGCACAGCGAAAAACCAAAAGAAGTCCATCATCGTTTAGAGGAATTATATGGAGATGTTCCACGGCTCGAATTATTCGCTCGTGAGAAATACGGTGATTGGGATGTATATGGCGACCAAGCAGAAGAAAGTATTCAATTAATATAAAAGGAAGAGAAAGATGGATAACTTAACTCAGTTGATGCCAAATAAATGGGTGACAGAACCGGTTTTAGTTGCTATCACAGGAATGAAACCGGGAACAATAAAGCGAGCTAGGGAAAGCTCATGGGCAATTGGCAGAGAATATATTCACGTATCGCCAGAAGGAGAACCAAAGCCAAACTCAGAGTGCATGTACAATCATCAGGCAATCAACACATGGATTGAGAGACAAATAAAGAAACAACCGAGGTGATGTAATGATTAAATATCCGACTGGGGTTGAGCTGCATAATGGCTCCCTCAGGATAAATTTCGTTTATAAAGGAAAAAGGATTAGGAAATGGCTGGCTATGCCAGATACAGCGAAGAATAGAAAAATTGCTGGTGAATAAGGCCGGGTGAGTTAACAGGATTAGCATGGGAGGATATAGACTTAGTTAAAAAGACAATAATGGTCAGAAGGAATGTTTGTGGCCCTTCCGACTTTTCATACCCGAAAACAGGTGCGAGCACTGATAGGATAATTAGTTTATTAGAGCCAGCCTTTAACTGCCTAAAGGATCAGTCTCTATATACAAAGATGACAGCTCCAATTGACGTTAAAGTAAAAACTCGTGAGTTTAATAAATATCGAACAGACTCATGCACATTTGTTTTTCAACCATCCATTGTTAGTGTGAATGGCGTTATTACTAAATTTTATTCACCGGGAGGTTTCTCGCAAATATGGAGATCATTAATTAGAAGATCTGGCGTTAGGCACAGAAAGTCATATCAAACAAGGCACACCTATGCTTGCTGGATGTTATCTGCTGGAGCGAATCCTGCATTCATTGCAACACAGATGGGGCACTCGTCATCAAAAATGGTACACGATGTTTATGGTGCTTGGATGCCTGAGAACGATCAAGACCAAATATCGCTATTAAACCAAAAATTGAATGATTCTGTCCCCTATGTGTCCCCACCGAGTCACAATAAAGGTAATATTCGACTTATATCAAATAGTTAA